TTATCAGTCGAAGAATTAGAAAATGATAGTTTCTCTGGATTCTATCCTGGCCAGTTTATTCTATTTGATGACATTGCACCATTCTTTAATGGATCTCGTAGGAAGTTTACACTATCAGTAACTACAAGTGGAAACACTGAAATACTCAGTCTTAAGACTTTGCCTGGTAGTGATATGGATATTACAAATAATATCTTCATCTATATCAATGATATACTACAGACACCAAACTCATCTTACATATTCAAGGGTAGTAGAGTCATCTTCTCTGAGGCACCAAAAGCAAACTCCAAGTGTGCAGTATTCTACTACAGAGGTTCTAAGAGAGATGTTGAAACTGTAGATCCAGTTTCATCACTAAAACCTGGCGATACTGTTCAGATCAAAGAAAATAGATTAGATGTCACAGACATAGATCAATTTGAAAGAACATCTAAGAGAATCATTGCTTCTGATTTACTTGAAACATTTACATACAACAGTATTGGAATCAATACTGCTCAGGATGCAGAAAGACCTCTTGCCTTAGAAAAACAAAGGACTGATAAAATATTATCTGGTGTGTTAGTGTCTAAGTCTAGACCTAGTTTGACAAGTAAGGTACTACCCACCACAAGACTTATCAAGAACGTTGGTAAAACAGACGATACCATCTATGTTAACAATGTATTCCCAATATTCACAAATATTGATAAGTTAACACAGGCAGAAAGAAACATTCAAATATTTGATGATAATGAGGTATTGCCTGGATTGGTCACATCTGTCGTTTCTACATCTTCTAGTATATCATCACTAACTATTGGTTTTGGTGGTACAGGATATTCAAACTTGACAAGTCCGAAGGTTGCAATCTCAAGTGCTTTAATCAAACGTGAAGATCCAATTAAGGCATGGAGATTTGATGGAATCAGTGGTGTTATTCATGTGGTAGAATGGAAAGCAATCACACAAGAAGAACCAATCGTTGCTGTTGGATCAAGCAGTTACTACATCAATACTAAGAGTGGTAGTTTCTGGGAAAGAGGACAAATTGGATTCGGTAACACAGTTCAATTTACTGGTGTAGGCGTAGGATATTCTGATAGTTCTACTAACAAATATGTCATGGCAGTTGGTGGTGGAGGTGCAATGGCAAGAGCTGTTTCTATAGGTAACAGTCTTTCTAGTTGGGATGTAATTGATCTAAAAGAAAAGAGATCAATCCCTGCGATTGGACAAGTCAATACATTTGACAGTACATATATCGGTAATTTCCAAGATGTAGTTTGGGAAGGTTCTATTGATACATGGTGTGCTGTTGGTGCTGCTGGATCTATCTTTACTGCTGTTGGCCTTACAACTGCTGAAGCATTTAGTCAATACTCAGGAACATTACAGACTCTAAACTCTATTGCATTTGGTCAAGGTGAATTTATTGCAGTTGGTAATGGTGGTGCTGTTATCGCTTCCAATGATGGTTTGATTTGGTCAGATAAGAATAGTAATACTGTTCAAGATATCAATGATGTAATCTATGATGGTAATAAGTTTATCTTTGTAGGTAACAACGGAACAATCGGTATTTCTACAAATAAAAACTTCTGGCAACCTTGGAGTCAACAGTTGCCTGCTGGTACACAACACCCTGCAACGTTTGATTTCCAAACTATCAAATACTATAATAACTTCTATATTGGTATTAGTACAGTTGGCGAGATGTATTACTCATTCGACTTGGCAAACTGGAACTACAGACCAATCAATCATCCAAATCAAATTAGAGATCTTGCCCTTACTGGATTTGGTGAGTTTAATAGTAGTAGAATAATTGCAGTTGGAAGTGGTACTACTCAATTCTATGCAGATCCGATAATAAATAGAGCGACTGCAACCGCATCTGTAACTGCTGGAGTTATAACTTCCGTTGTTATTACAGACGGTGGATTTGGTTATGATGTTGGTAGTTCACCTCCAGTTATAATTGAAACTGACAAGACTAAGAAGGAAGATATATTCTCTATCAATGCAAAGGGAGACTTTGGTGACATTGTTGGAGTAAATACATACATGCCTGGTTCATCAGAGAGATTACCTAGATTGGAATTTACTCTGAAATCTCAAAATAACGATAATACAAACTTAGGTTATGGTTATTCTTCACTAAACTCTCTAGGAGTTAACTTTAGTGGATTGCAGAAAGGAGACTTCTTTACTATCTTTGATAGTCCTTTAATTGTTGGTCACGCACTTACTGGTATCACAACATCTACTGGATCAAGAGTGCCTGTTGGAATGGTCACTTCTGGTGATTATCTTGGTGGTGTGTTCAGAGTAGAGGAAGTTACTGGAGCTGGTGATGCCGTTTCTGGACTTACAACTGTAACTTGTTCTTTCTTACCTGGCCCTACAACTTTTGGAAACAATCAAATCCAAGTAGGTCTTGCTGGAACTTCAAATGTTGACACCTTCTGGGGTAGATACAGTTGGGGACAAATCTTCGGTTATCAAAACCGTGGATCAGGTAATCCAGATGAGTTTTTCGTCAACACTATGAATGGTAACACTGGACTATCTACTGCTTCTGTAGTATCCAGAAAGAAACCATTAACTTAACCCATAAATAAAACAAAAAGACTAGTTTTTTTAAAATGCCTGCCATAATATCCGAACAGTTTAGAATTTTAAATGCCGAAACTTTTGTACAGAGTTTTGTCGGAGTCGGATCTACTGTTAACAAATACTACGCCTTTATGGGATTACCAAATTCCATAGAGCCAAAGGCAGGCGGTACTGCCACATGGGCCACCAACACCCCTGCACCTCTAGATGGATTTGAAGAAGAGTATTCTATCAAAGAATCTATAATCGCTATGAAGAAAGTGACTGACAAGGATGTTCGTAGACTTGTTAGAAAGGTATCATGGGTTGCTGGTACAACTTATGAAATGTATAGACATGATTATAATATCTACAATTTGACACCAATCACTTCACAAGGTAGTTTGTACGAGGCAAATTACTACATAGTGAATGAAGACTTGAAAGTTTACATCTGTCTGCAAAATGGATCAGACCCTGAGAACCCCAAGGGTAGGCCTTCATATGACCAACCCACATTTGTTGACCTTGAGCCAAGGGCAGCTGGCACTAGTGGCGATGGTTACGTTTGGAAATACCTTTATACGATTAAACCATCAGAAATCGTTAAATTTGACTCTATTGAATACATACCTGTGCCCGAAAACTGGGGAAAGGAAGGCGAGACTATTGCAACAAAGGCTAACGCTATAGATGGAAAAATCGAAGTTGTGGTTGTTGATAATAGAGGCTCTAACTATCAACCAATCTCTACATCTTTTGCCAATGTTCCAATTCTCGGAGATGGATCAGGAGGAAAGGCTACAATTACGGTTGATTCTTTCGGAAAGGTATCTGAAGTATTTGTTACTGACGGAGGAGAAGGATATACCCACGGATCAATACAGTTCTTCCCAGGCGCTCCTGGCTCTGAGTCTGGCGGTGTTCTTGCTAACCTTACCAATACTGGAATTGGAACAACCTCCAATGCAGGGTTCAGTGTAATCATACCACCAAAAGGCGGCCATGGATATGACATTTATAGAGAGTTAGGTGCATATAGAGCATTACTATATTCTAGATTTGAAACATTAGAAACTAACCCAGATATCATTGAAGGTAATGATTTTGCTAGAGTTGGATTAATAAAAAATCCCACTGTGTTTGGTAGTAGTACAGAATTACTAGACACCGCCATGGTCAGTGGTCTAAAAGCAATTAAACTTTCTGGTGTAACAACAGCAACAACCTATGCTGTTGACTCTGAGATTACACAGACAGTTGGTGTTGGTTCTACTGCGATTGGATATGTTGCATCTTGGGATAAAGTTACTGGAGTGTTGAAGTATTATCAACCAATGGGTCTTGCTTCTAGTGAAACTGGATATAAGATTATTCCTTTCACTTCAAATCCTGATGCTGGATATGGAGTTACAATTAGTGGAACATCAGTGGTTGGTTCTTTATTGGAGATTGATACGGCGTATAACGGTGTCAGTACCTCAATAAATAATAAAGTATATCAACTTGGTATGAGTTTTAGTGCTGGTATATCATCAGCGGAATTCAATACTAAGTCAGGTGAAATAATTTATATCGATAATAGAGCTGCAATTCCTCGTTCTGCAAGTCAGAAAGAAGACATCAAAATAGTGCTGGAGTTTTAAAGAAAAATGCCACAAAATACCAACTTAAATTCATCTCCATATTTTGATGATTTTAATGAGTTAAAAAACTACCAAAGGGTACTATTCAAACCAGGCTTACCTGTACAGTCTAGAGAACTTACAACACTTCAATCTATTCTACAGAATCAGGTTGAAAAGATTGGTAAGCACTTTTTTAAAGAAGGTTCTGTCGTTATTCCTGGCCAACTTGCATATGATAACGAGTATACTTGTGTTCAAATTGATGACAGTCACTTAGGTATTCCTGTATCTCTTTACTTAGAAAATTTAAAAAACAAAAAAATTAAAGGTGAAACTAGTGGTGTTACTGCAAAGGTAGAAGGATATATTACAAATAGAGAATCAACAAAAGGAGCATATACTTTATACATCAAATATCAAAGTTCTAGTGACACTGATTTCTCAAGAAAAACATTTGCAGATGGAGAAAACTTACTTTTAGAAGAAGATCTAAACTACTCTCTTTCTAGTATCAGATCTGGTGCTAGTTTTGCAACAACACTCATATCAAATGCAACTGCAACTGGTGCTGCAGCAAAAATTGCATCTGGTGTATATTTCATTAGAGGATTTTTTGTAACCGTTTCAGATTCAACAGTAATTCTAGATCAATATTCTAATACACCTTCATATAGAATAGGACTACTGATAACTGAAGAACTTGTAACTGCTTCTGCTATAGACAATGACCTATATGATAATGCAAGAGGATTCTCAAACTTTGCAGCGCCTGGTGCTGACAGATTTAAACTATCTACATCTCTAATTAAAAAATCTCTTACAGATCTAAATGATGAGAACTTTGTAGAATTGATGAGAGTGGAGAATGGAGTTTTACAGAAGTTTGTTAAGTCTGGAACTAATCCTGATAATTTAATTCGTGATGAGTTAGCAAGAAGAACATTTGATGAGTCTGGAAACTACTATATCAACCCATTTCCAATATCAACTAAAGAATGTTTAAACAATAGAATAGGAAACGATGGAGCATTC